AGAGTACGCCATACTAAGTATAACGCTTCTTTAAGACCTTCTGCCGCATTTCTTACTGTATTATCCTGTATGATTTGATTAGGACTTAGTGCCATTTGCAATTTAACACCACTATTACCAGGTGCCATGACTTCTGGATTGAATACATCTTGAGGTGTAGTCATACCAACCATGGCCATCGTATCTTGTTGAATACGATTCATACCTGTTTCCAAGAAGTTTAAATTACCAGATGGAGGAGGAATTTGATAAATGTCTTTGGCTGGATCAAACTTACTAGTTAATATAAAGATAGCAGCTTCACCATCTTGCAACATTTCAAAGTCTAAGTGGTCAGGATTAACACCAATACGAGGAGTAGCTGTTAGTAGACCTAATTGAATTTCAGCACGAGCAGCTGATGTAGCATATTCCTGCATAGGAATAACACTTTCTGCAATACTCATTCCGTAGAAGTTTCCAGGTAGTGGTTTTGGACACATACTAGCAACAGGAATAAACTCTACTTCTCTTGCACTAATGATATAACTACCACTATAGATTAATTCTACTAATTCTAATTCACCATCACCATCAATGTCATATCTATTCCATACGGTGACAATAGATACTTGACGAGAATCTGGATCTGCTGATGAAGCACTATTAACAGGAATACCCATAACAGGAACAGAATCGCGAGCATGAATAGCCAAGTTGTTTAATACACTACCTGCTTGATAGGCACCATTCATATTGTATTCTGCAAATTCACGGAAGTTATCTAAGTCACCATGTATACTTGGATATAAATCATAGGCTTCTTGAATCGTCATAGGATCATAAAAACCACAGAATGGTTGATCCTTCATTTCAGGAACAGTAGGATCGCAAATCCAATAGTGTTGTGCAATAGGATGAAACTTAATATTCATTGCATAACCTGTCACTTTGTACTTTGCTTTATATATTGTATTACGAGTAATTGCTTCGTTGATAATATCTTCTTGACCTGTGACTTGCTTGTCAAACACTTCCATTTGACCAGTAGCTAATTCAGCATAGTTGCCATCTTCATCCATATTGCGCATAGATGCAACATGCTTATCTACTAATTCATTTGCTAATTCTGATTGTTGTCCACCTAATAGTTGTTTAATTTCAGCCATTGCCTTGTCCATCATAACATTTACTTGACGCTTGCTTTGGCGTAGAGTTGTCAAGCCAGATTCTGCAGCTTGTAATTCAAATGCTTTTAGTTGGTCATTGGTACCTTCACTCTCTACATAGCGTGTGACAAATTCTCGTACAGGTTTAATCATCATCATACCATTCTTATGCATGGCAGAATCCATAACCCAGCGTTCTAAAATAAAGTGTGGGTCATTCATTTGGTTGACAACCTTGCTGACCATTTCAGTAGCTTGTCTTGCGGCTACTTCATCCCATTCTCCGTCTGGTACAAACTCAAAGTTAATTTCGCCATTAGGCATTAAACCTTTAGCAATAACTGCTGTAGCATAATCTACAACAGGTTTAACTGTTGGATGTATGTAATCAATACCATTAACTGGTGCGGTGCTGTCCGTGACAGCTAAACACAAATAGTGATAGTCACTTGCGCGATTAACTGCATTCTTTGTACCTAGATAACGCAAGTAGGATGCCATTTTAACATCCATCAGATTTTTCATTCGCACAAAGTTGGCATTAATCTTCTTATTCTGATTAATGTCCTGCACTGGGATATTTTTAATATCAAGCATTGTAATGTAGTCCTTTAACTAATATCTTATTTAGCATTTAATAATATTCACCTGGAATTATGATGCGAGGTTGGCTGTCTAATACCTTTTTTGCATAAGCTCTAGCAACTTGTAGATCACAAGCTTGGCAGTATTGCGATTCATCTTCATCATCAAACTCATATATTGTATGTGGCACTTTAATTGCCATCATAGTTATTTCAAATGTCTTTGCATGTCTTTCACACATAATCAGCGGAGGTTGTTCTCCAGCCGTTGTTAAAAAACGTCCTGTCTTTTCCATATCTTATCCTTGTGGGTTATATGCTTTCTTCCAAGCTGGTAAGTTAGACTCATCTCTTGGCTTATAATATTTATCTCTTTGCGCAGCCATACGTTGCTGTGGAGTACGGTTATCCCATGGTTCTGCAACACCTTGTAAGCAAGCTAGAAGGGCATAACGAGCACTATCAATTGTATCATCTGGATCAGAGAAACGACCTTTCTCATCTACATAGTAGTTTTGAGCATCGCTTAGGAATTGGGTACAGTTCTCATTAACCATTAAACTACCAACTTCTAACATCTGACGCATTTGATTAATACCATAACTCTTGTGATTGGTCACTCGTCCTTCTGCATCAGGCGGATTCATGATTGCTTTATGATATACATTAAGCTCATACGATTCAAATAGTTCTCTAATGCTGCTTGCACTCATAGTATAACGACCTTGTGTATTAGCATCTGCAGGTAAGACAATAGGTGTACCAAATACTTCTGGTCTTAATAGATGATTAATATACTGACTAGGTACCGCTTCTTCAATCCCTTTCACACATATTTGTTTATGTAAATATGCTGTTCTTTCATACGGCTCCCAATACATTAATGTAATAACTGTCTGGTCATTCACTAAGCCCAAGTCAAGTGCAATAACACGCTGTATATTTGGTATGCGGCCAAAGTCAATTTGACCAGTAGTATATGTAGGCCAATGACGAAGTTGGAATACAGCACCCTTACCCATAACTGGTTTACCAGCAATACGAGCTTCTCGTTCATGTGGCAAATAATCACGCTCTAATTGACGGCGAGTTTCTTTTAACAGGAATGGTTCACCCCATGGATCGTACTCAGGTACATCATCCCAAGCTACGCGAATAAATTCATAACCTTCTTCTTTATTCCAGAATTTAGATACTAATCCATTAAGACCTTTAAGTGGTGTAAATGAACATAGTACCTTACCCTGTGTAGTAGCAGTACGAGTGACAATCTCAGAAAAGAAATCATCTGGTGGTTGCTCATCAAATACTGCTAGGTTTAGTTTGAAACCTTGTAGTTGGCGTACCTCTTGCGTATAATTTGCAAAGAGTAGATAGCTGTTTGAACCCGATATATGCTTGATTTCAAGACCAATACAGTTAGCTCCATCATTCCGCATAGTATTAGTAATAATACAATCACGAGGGATAGCACCTGTGCCCAAGTTTTCTGTAATCTTAACATCTTGTGTTCCTATTAATTCATTTTGTAATACCAATGCAACTTGAGCCCATCCTTCACCTGCAACCATACAAGTAATAGGTTTATTAAAGCGATAACCTTCCCACCAATCAGGATACAATCCTGTCAAGTGGTAGGCAGTTTCATAACATGTACTAACAGTCTTACCAATACGGTTAGCAGCAAGAATACCACGGCGTTCGCTATCACCAGTCTTGAAGAATTCAAATTGGTGAGCAAAAGGCCTAAAGTACTTTAGTTGATTATACTTCATATCATCGGCCACTTCAATTACAAGATCTTGTAGTTGATTTTGTAAGTCGGTTGGCCACATTTTATATGACGCAATCTCAGTATTGTTTGAGTCTAAAGCATAACGCAAGGCACGAGCCATAAGCGTTTCTGTTCCAATCATATTACCTCTGGAATTCTATTAATGTAGATATAAAGTGTTCTAGGTCAATATCATCTAAAGTAATATGAAAATTACCTACATCACGACCATCTTCTGTGCGAAGTAAAGTAATGAATAGGTTATCACCATACCACTTACCAAGTATATCAACTTTTGTGGTGTCATGCTTTGTTAAGTTCATTACCTGTCTCCATAGGATAAGCGTGATGTAAGTGTGCAAGTTTATCTAATGCTACAGTTAAATCACGAATTTCTTCTGCAGTACAATTCCATGTTGTTGGATCAGACAAGTCAGTTGGCTTCTTGGTTAGAATAGCTTGTAGTCGTTCTGCAGTTAGTCTCATGCAGTGTTCAATCTGACCTGGAAAGCGTTTTAAAAACGCATCTCTATGTGCACCATTTACTTTTTGCATGATAAGCGTATCTCTTACAATACGCTCTTGCTGTGCTTGATGGATCATACCATCACGAGCTTCGTTGTTCATTCTAAGTCCCAAGGATTACTTGCAACAGCGCTATTCAAACTTGCAAATTCACGATCAACCCATGTATCCCAGTGATTTGACTTATTGACCTTCATTGTTTGCATCATGGCTCGTAGTTTACGACCTTGTGGAGTTAAACTTCCATCTTCACGCATAACAGTTTGTTCACCAGTACGAGGATCAACCCATTTAATAATCTCTGGACGCTCACGACCATACTTGTCTAGTTTCATGCCATGTGGACGTTGTGCAACAGGTCCTAGGATCTCATAACTGATTTCACCTGTCTTGTATTTGCGGAAGATAACACTTACTTTCTTATCTTGCATTCGTGCTTCAAAGTCAGGATGTGGAATAGTGTTAGTCACAAAGTAGTTTTGAACTTGATCAATATCTGGTAGATTTTTATCTTTCTCAGGTACTGGTTTTAAGTCATCAACAGGAACTAATTCAGTTCTGTCAATATAGGGATTATCACCACCAACGAATTTAAGATCTACTTCAAGGCCATTAAGCACATCCATAGCTACTTGATATTTTAACTTATTGGCACGGCCTTTTAAGTTTAAGACAATCCCTGTCTCATCAAATACAAATCTCTCAAGTTCTTTCGCCGTGGGAAAGTCAGTCATAAGACCGTCCATGTCAAAGTCTGCAGCGCCTAACGATTTAGGTACTACAGCAGGAACAGGTTCTTTGTCAACTGGAATTACGGGAGCTTTATCGTCCCATGGATTTACCTCTACTGCTACTACAGGAGGCGTTAAATTTTTCTTACTCATTTCATTTCCTTATACTATAGGGAGACTAATGTCTCCCTTTATTTACACATTACTTCTTAGGTGGTTTGCCGTTAGCAACAGTAGGGTTCTTTTTAGGACCTGTATTAGTATTACTACTAATACCTTCTAAAGCAGGATTACTCTTACTTGCTGTACCACGACCACGCATTTCAAGTGCGTCTGTGACCATCTTAGCTAGCGATGATTTCTCACCGCTAGATGTAGACTTTGCTTTTTCAAAGTCTGCTCGCTTAGAACCTGTAGCAACATTACCTGTTGTAGGTCCGCGTTTCTGGTTAATATCTTTATTACCTTGTGGATTAGTTGATTTCATTTTGTTTTCCTTTTATGGTGTTGGTTCAGTAATTGCTACTTCGTCAAATGTTGTATATTGACCTGCGTTTGCAGTTGCTGTTGTAAATGCAGAACTATCAACGGTTTCAGTTAATGCTTCGTCTGTATATAGAGCAAATGTATTAGCTGTTAACACATCAACATAATATGCATTAGTACCATTAACACCAGCTGTTAATAATTGGTTCATACCAGTGACTGCTGTTGGAGTTGTTGTAGCACCAGTTGTATTACCAGTGACAACATAACTTGTACTTACTACACCACTAATTACTGTGTATTCAATTGCTGTTGGTAGTACATTTGTAATAAGACCAGTTGCAGCACTTGTTGCTTGTGTGAATGTTTCACCAGCTTGGAATTCTGCAGTGCTGCTTGTGAATGTAAACTTATTGCCAGGATTAGTGAATAAGATAACACCTTCGTCAGCTAGTGTAATTGGCATTGTAGTGACTGCAGGTAATGAGATGTTAGTCACAGTACCAGCTGTTGGGATTGTTCCACCAACTTTGTAAATTGTAATACTCTTATTACCAGAAACTCTAGCAACTCTTACTACACCACCTGCTGCGAAAGTACCACTACCAGCTGTAGAAGTAATATTACTACCTGAAACTAAACCAGCTACTGAAGCCATGTTTGTGATTTCTGCTGTCCATGGTGCATTTGCTGTACCACTACCGGTGACTGTACCTATTGTACCAGTTGCACTAACAATAGTTGCTGTGACTGGAACTGTGACCACTGCTGGATCTGCTTTTGTAATACTTGCAATTGGATTTGCGTATAAATTTGGAATAATATCCGTTCTGATGACTGTCATGTTTATTCTCCTATGGGTGTAATGACGATTATTGCTGTGCTATCATTAGTGATACCACTGATAACACAACTTCCGGTGCCATCATTAAATGCTGAACTTGCTACATTACCACCTTGTGCAATTAGTTCTACAACTACTGAACTAAATGGTGCAATAAAGAAGCAATTACCTATTGTACTAGAACCAGGAACTGTAATTGTTCCTGCGGCTGTAGCAACCTTGACGAATACGCCAGTGCTGTTGCTAATGTTGTCAATTTTAATATAACGAGGTTGCGCGCCATTTGGTAATGGATTACGAACAATATCCCAAGTTAAGTTTGCTTGAGTTGTAGAACAACCTAATGCTAAGTTGTCTAAGACATTACTGATTTGCATTATAGTTGATTTCCTTTAGTAGGACCACGACCAAAGTTAAATGTTTCTTTACCAGTTTTTGGCATTGCTGTAGTAGCACCATCACCTACTGCTTGGCGTTGTTGTGATTTACCAGCAAACATTTCTTTACCGCAACTTGGCATTGATGTTCCGCCACCAGTAGGTCCACGACCTTTATTGATTAGCGCATCAGAATTTGTTTTAGTATGTTGATTGCCACTATACTTATTTGTGCCACGACTAAATCCTGGTTCAGAGGCGCCAGTGGCTGGGTTTACTTTTTCAAATTTCATTTTGATTTTCCTTTTTTAGCCGTTTTGGCATATTGTTATTTATCGGTTTCTACACCAGTAAGTTTAGCAAGAGCTTCTGCAAATGCTAGCTTTTTAGCTTCAACCGCGTCAGCACTATCAGTGACTTCAATTTTAGCTAAACTATTCATTACTTTATTTAGTATAAGGTTATGATACTTTAGTAGTAGTTGTTTATCATGACTATCTCTTGCTTCTAAGAAGTCCTGTATTAATAACTGCTCATATTCTTGTTTTGATTGGGCGTGAACTTGGCTTAGCAATCCTTCAATTGTAATAAGGTTCTTACCGCCAGGTTTACGACCAGCACCTGGTCTGGCTCCACCCATTTTCTTTACTTTGTTTTCTTTCTGTTCCATACTTTATTTATTAAATAAATACTCTATTAATAGGAAATGAAATGCAATACACTTGGAAACTCGCTACTCCTGCTGACAGCCAGGATATAATGAATCTGAACCTGATGGTTCAATATGAAGTAGATACTATCTTTAACTTCAACCCTAATGTGTTATCACACCACATTGTCTCTGCGCTCGTAAATCAATTCTACTCTGGTAGAAGCGACCTAATTGCAACTGCAAGAGATGAAAACAATCGTTTGTTAGCATACACTTGGGTTAAGACCGGAGAACACAGCATGTGGAGCAACGAAGAAGTTGCTACAGTGCGAATGGCTCATGTAGACCCTAACCTAAGTGTTCGTCGTCGTATATTACTGCTAGATGAGATGATTGAGTTATGGGAAAGATTCGCACAACTTCATGATATACCTATCATCCATAGCAACACACTGCGACAAGAACAAGCAGTATTCCTTAAACTACATAGTAGAGCAGGTTATATTATAAGAGGAAGTGTTGCTTATAAGCGAACAAACTTATTATATAAACCTACTAAACTATTCTAATGTTGACCTATACATCCAAATATGTTTCTCTAGAGCTAGAACACGATCTTGTGCATAATTTGCAATCTGATCTTGTCCTTCTTCTGTAGCAATACCAATTAATTCACGGTGTTCTGTTGCTAGATACTCTAGGTCTTCCATACCTGCTTGTATTAATTCGTCTGCTGTACCTTCAATAGCATCTGTATCCAGATTGCTTTCATCAATGATTGCACCAATGTCGTTAGGCATAAATTCTTCTAGTGTGCGTAGTAATTCACCTAATGTATCAATCTGACTCTGTAAGTCTTCATAAGTCTTTTGTAGTAGCTTATGATCGCTTGCAAAGTTGCGACCTACGATGTTTACATGTGCAGCATGACTACGAAAGTATGCTACGAAGTTGTCTCTAAAAATTTGTTGTAATGCTTCTACTGTTGTCATATTATTGTTGTCCTGGTGCTACTGGTCCTAAGACCCTACTTGCAGCTTTTTGTCGCAAGCCTGATTTTACTAGAGCTTCTAAGTTTGCTCTACCACCGTAAATATTTATAGTGCGAGCATCATCACTTTGAAGTAGATTACTTGCTTCTTGTGGAGTTAGCGGTTGAGGTGTAGGTCTATTAAGCATACCTTTAAATGCTTGCTCTGCTCGTTGTCCTTCACCACTTGCTAGTCTTCCACCTAAATCTGTTTCTCTTGCTAACTGACCAGCATCATATACACTCATTGCCATACCTGCAGGACCTGCTATTCTTGCTGCGCCTTTTAATAGAGGACTTACAACTTTCATTGCTTGTTGTCCATATGTAGGAACAGTCTTTAAGTATGCTTGTGCAGCTTGTGCAAATTCTGGATTAGCAGCCATTGCAGCTTTACCTTCAGCGCTACTTAACATATTACGAACAGCGTTATTACCTGCACCAGGTGCTTTTTCACCACCTGCAAAAGGACCATAAGCTTCAGTTAATGTTTTACCAAGTCCAGCTGGATCATTCTTATACAACGCTCTCTTCATAGCATTATATGCATCTTTAGTTTGTTCGCCTTTACTTAATTCTTGACTAACACCCATAGCACCTTCTTTACCAGCTTTTAACTTGTCATAAGCACCCATAACTTGTTGACCACCTGCAATAGGAGGAAATCCCATTGTAGCAACACCTGCAGCATCAATTAGTGGTGCCATAATAGGTCTTGCTTTATAGATATCAGCAGTTTTACTTAGGCCTTCTTTTGCTACATTAAGATAAGGAGCTGCACCAGCTTTTACAGCTTGACCAAGTTCTTTCATACCTGTTGGACCAGCACCATAGCCAGTCACAGAAGGAGCAACAGCACCTATCATACCTGCACCTTCATCTGGTTTAACTGGTCCTTTGGTAGATGCATTAAGTTGTTTAAGTAATTCAGGATCGTCAATATAACCATCACCCTTGTTGAGTTCAGCTAATGTTGCTTCATCTTCAACATACTCTTCTTTTTTCTTTTCTTGCGATGCACCATTCAACTGTGCTAGCAATTCAGGATCGGTTATATAGTCGCTCATTTCTTTTTCCATCCTTTACCATCATAGACATAAGTCACACCACCAATAATCTTACTAGTGCCACCTGGAATAGATGGAGGAGGAGCGACAGGAGCAGGAGTCTGTTCCATCGGTCCTTTACGACCACCACTAGCAGCTTGTTCTTTATTGAATTTTAATTTATTGTTTAAGTCAGTCTTTGCAGTATCTAACCATTCTCTTACACGCTCTGGACTATCATCAATTGTAGGTTTACCTGCTGTATAGAATTCCAAATCTTTATCTGTCATCTTACCTAGATTTGCTCTTTCTAGTACAACACCATTAATAGCTTCCATTACATCTTGTGTATTACGAGCATCTTCAGTATCAAAGAATCGTCCAACTTTCTGAGCTGCACTTCCACTTAATTCACCTTTGCGTAATCCACCACCAGCAGCACCAAAGTTTGTAGTACCTTTATCTAAGTGTTTAACAGCTTTGTCAATCTTATTCATATTAACTATTGTCTGTGGAGATGCTGCAACAGCTTCAGCAGCTTCTGTAGCAATCTTCTTAGCTGCGGCTTGTTGAGTTTCTCTTACTGATTTCTCTTCTTCTTTACGCTTATTGATTTCATTTAGCGTTGGAGGACGAGCTGCAGCTTCAGGAGATACAGGAGCAGCAACACCACCACCTTCTGGAGCAACTGGAGCTGCTACATTACCAGTAGGAGTAGCGGCTGCAGCAGGAGCAGCTGTTTGTGTAGCTGCAGCTTGAGGAGGAGCTGCTCGTTCACTAGTTAATGTACCATCGCTGTTTAATCCCATTTGTTGCATTGTTGGTGGTGGTAAACCTTCAGCAACAAACGCTTTGGCTGTATCGTTGTATATACTTAAACGATCTTTTGCTTTTGCTTTAGTTAAATCATTACTTAATTGTGTTTGTAAGACTGCCAAACGATTAGTTTGTTCAGTAGTCATGTTCTCACGCTTAAATCCTTGTTTGCGTTCGTCAGATTCAGCACCTGCAACATCACGCATACGAGTTAATTTAGTAGGATCACCTGTATATTCTTTATTAGTAGCAATATTTTTAGTAATCAGATTACCATTTTTATCGCTTTGACTACGATAGACATTACCATCTTTGTCTTGCAGCATTTCAGCACTTGTAGATACTTCTCTCTTATTGGTACCTTGTCCTAGCGCTGCAACCATTTCTTCTGCAGTCATCTTCTTACCAGTGTCAGCACTATAACCTTCTAGTGGAGTACCGTTAGAGGAAACTTTTACGATGTGTGATTTACCATTAGCATCAGTGACGATCTTTTCAGTACCAATACCTAACTTAGCACCTTCAGCTTGTGCAAGACTCTTAGCACCGATTGATGCATAGAATATAGCCTTTAACCAACTACCACCAGTAGACTTTTCACGCATATACTTTGCTAACTCAGTAGGAGTAGCTTCAGCAAGTTTCTCTTGTGCATTCTTCATCTCGCGTTGTTGTGTAATAATATCTGCTGCGCGATTACGACTTCTTTCTTGCATCCATTCAGGAGCACTTTTATCTGCACTTAATTTCATTAGTGCTTGAGGATCGTTTTGTTGTTCTTGATAACGATCAATGAATGACTTACTGCCATCTTCACCTGGAGTAGGAGGATTTCCTTGACCTGGCATACGAATACCTTGTCCAGCATTTCCACCAGGTTGAGGTGCTTGTTCTTGTTGTTGTGCTTGCTCAGGAGAGATGGGTTGTAGTGGTGGTTTCTGAGTTGGCATTCCACCTTCTTCACCTGGTGCTAAACTCATAGTACCCTGCACACCATTACCTGTTGCAACTGCTACGCCAGGACCAGGACGCGCTTGTGGAACGTTAGGTGCTGTTGCACCACCTGATGCTGGTGCGCTTTGTCCACCTAAGCGTTGATTTACAATACGCTTTACATTCTCTATTCCGCCATTAGCTTTAGCAGCAGCTTCACTAATATAACCTGTTTTAAGATAGTCACTTAAACCTTTAGCACCTAAGAAATGAGCAGCAGCTAAATTATTTTGATTGGGTTCAAGACCATAGTTCTGTAAGTACTTCGCATTCTGTTGTGTGTATGCATTCTGCGCAGCCGTTTGTTGTTCAGGTGTTGATTGTAATCGGTCAGCAGGTAAATTAGGATCTAATTTACGAGCATCAGCATAACCAGCATCTGTCATACCATACATACCAGACGCAGTACCTTTGCTTCGGTCATGATAACCTATATTAGGATTGTTTCCACTTTCTTGTTGTGCAATAGAAGCATTGTAATCAGCAGGATTAACTGGTCCTGCAGGCATGTGTTTAGTTGTCTTCTCAACTTTACTACCATCAGCCATAGTAGTAATCTCTTGCTTATGAGATACTTGACTTGCAAGTTGTTCTTGTTTTGTTTGAGCTTCTTCTAACTGTTTGCGTAGCTCTTCCTTCTTACGCTCTTCTTCTTCATAATCGTAAGGATTAACTGGCTCACTTACGCTTTCATCGTCGTAGCCTGTGTAATTACCCATTGCATCGTATGCCATGATTTATTCCTTATAGTTTACCAATGATACCACCAATTGTACTTAGTGGACTATCGGTTTTTGTTGATTCTGTACTCTGTTGACCAGGATATTGAGGTGTATATAAACCAGCTGGTACTTGACCTAGTTGTTTACCATATGTTGATTGCCAATCCATTGGTCTTTCAGCTGCACCTAATTGAGTACCTTTAGCATTCAATCCACCTTGTAAGTAGTTCTGTCCAGCACTTGCTAAACTTTGACCAGCTTGTAGTCGTTGATTGTTTAAGTTATTCATTACACTAGCAGCGGCTTGCATTTGTTGACCTTGAGCAGCACCTGCTGTTTGTGCATTGGCTAATGCTTCTCTACTACTTCCTAGATTACCAGCACCACCAAATGTAGCAGCATTATTAGCCATATTACTCTGATACTGTCCTTGAATAGGAGCCATAGCGGCAGCAAATTGTTCTTGACCATAACCAGGGGAGAAGAAACTTTCTAATCCTTTAATACCAGTTCTTGCAGCGCTCTCACCAGTTTCACCTAGTGTTTGACCAACTTGACCAGCATATCCACCCAAGTTCTGAGCAGCTTTGTTCATGCCAGGTAAGGCTTGTTCATAACCTGCTTTACTCTGCTTCATGTAGTCTTGATAAGCTGGCATTACAGTGTCAGTCTTAAATTTGTTTGTAGCCTCAATATCTTTAATTTGTTGAGGTAAGTAGTTAACATTGTTTTCTGTTTTACTACCGAATAAGTCTCCGAATAAATCACCCATGATCGTGTTCCTTTAATATTATATTTAGCATTACGCCAATCCTTTGCTAGCCAAGAATTGTTGTGCTGCAACTGGATCTAGCATTGATAGGTACGCTTGCTCTGCAGGCGATAATGATGCTGTATTAGGAGTACCACTTAGCACAGCCATAGCTTGTTGCATTGTCATTGGCTTTCCAAATTCTTGTAATCCCCATGCGGTCTTTGGCGCATCAGGTACTTCATTCCATGCTTTAGGATCAAATTGATCTCCTGTTTGTAATGCACGATCTCCCCAATAAAACTTACTTTGAACATCGTCTGTTGTCTTGTAGAATGGTGTAGTCTCTATCATACCAGGATTTAAGTACTTACCACCACCAGTTTGAGGACCAGGTTTAACAGGCTTTACAGGTCCAGGTTTAACAGGTACTATTGGTCCAGGTATTATAGGATCGTTTGGTCCACCAGCATCTCCTCCGTCTCCACCATCTCCACTATCTCCTGAGTCGTCTCCGCTGTCATCTCCTGTATCATCTCCGGTATCATCACCTGTATCATCTCCGGTATCATCTCCTGTATCATCTCCCGTATCATCGCCTGTGTCGTCACCTGTATCATCTCCGGTATCGTCTCCTGTATCGTCTCCAGTGTCATCTCCCGTATCATCTCCAGTGTCATCTCCCGTATCATCACCTGTATCGTCTCCAGTGTCATCTCCCGTATCATCACCTGTATCGTCTCCCGTATCGTCTCCCGTATCATCACCTGTATCTCCTGTATCATCTCCACTGTCGTCACCTGTATCTCCGGTATCGCCAGTATCGCCTGTATCTCCTGTATCGCCAGTGTCTCCAGTATCTCCGCTGTCACCTGCATCTCCAGCATCTCCAGCATCTCCTCCACTATCACCACCTGCGTCTCCACCTGCGTCTCCACCTGCATCTCCGCCAGCATCACCTCCGCCGCCGTCTCCGCCACCTCCATCGCCTCCACCTCCATCTCCTCCACCGCCATCATCAAATTCCATGAGGCCAGTGTGAGGATTGATAGCGCCAGAACCACCATGTTCTTTAAGCAACGACGCTTCTTCATCATTAATGTGTGCTACTATTGTATCATCACCACGACCGCGTTTTCTTAGTTCAGCGGCTAGGCGTTCTAGATCTCGGTCAGTTAGTTGACTAAAGTCTATATGGTTCTGTTTCTTCATGGTGATTCCTGTTTAATGTGGTCTTTAATGGATAGGACCAAAGTCTGGTTCAGTCTTGAACTTTTTTACATACGCATTCCAACTCATTGCAAAGTCATCTAAGGTAAACAAGCTAATCAATTCTTTTTGTTGAATATAACTTTCTGGATGCGAAGCTATTGTTTTATTTATCAGGGTAGCATATTCATCTGCAATAGGTAATCCAAATGCTTCTAATACTTTAACACCTGCTTTTAGTGTACCTTGACTACCAGCAACATCATCTACTAGTAGCAGTGGTTTACCGTTAGGACGACCTTCACAGAAGTTTAATAAGCCGTATACTTTACGACTCTTCTTTATGCTCATCATAGGTGTACCTAATACGGTTGCCATTGCGAGTCCTAACACTACTCCAGCATCTTCACATGCACATATCTGTACATCTTTGTTGGGTAGTTTTTCTACTAACAATTCTGCTGCAGTGAATACAAACTGTGGATCAAACATACAACGGCGTAAGTAAACTTGCCATGTGTAGTATGCATTAGGTCTCTTACCTGGGATAGGACGAGTTCCTGGTGCTACTCTATAAACTGCATGATGTTCTATACAGTTGTGCAGATAAGCCATTTTTGCTTCTGTTGATGCATTGCTAATCGGGGTACTAATCATTTCTATTCTTTCTTTTAAGGTTTAATTACTTGTGCTGATGTACTTCTTAGTTCAACAACATCGCTAGTGACTTCTAGTGTGCCACTAATCGTTTGGAAATATACTTCTAATATATATCTATACAATCCAGGAGTAGGATTATCAATCGCATTACTGAAGACAGTCTCAATTAATGGAAGACTACCAGTTCCTGCCAAGCCTGTAAATGAATAATACTTAGTGACGATAGTAGTACGATCATCATATATAAATTCAGGATTAGTAGGATCGTTGTTTAGGAATGCTGTATAACGGTTGATCTCTACATATACATCCATTGCAGCAGGTCCGCTACTAACAGCATAATTTACACGCTGATCTAATTGTGCACTTACAAACACTCGCTCTTGTGCACCTTGAATAGTGACTGCAACATCTCCATCAGTACTCAAATAAGCATCCATACAACTGTATGATATACTACCTCCACTACTATAACTTCCTAATGGAGTCACAATAGCAGCTACAGTTCTTAGAGTGACGTATGTAGTAGTACATTCAATAACACCTATCGGATTAATACTTGTACCAGCAGCTTTTAAGTTGGCACTATTAAAGGAGGCAGGTGTAATACCTGTTATGGTTAAACCATTACCATTACTAAAAGGAGGTGATGCTTGTGCTGTAGTAAAGGTGTACTTTATAGTTCTATCATCTAACACCTGCGCATTACTTAAACTAATGGGTGCTACCGACATCTTAGCTGTAGATGTCTGTGTAAATGGAGTTCTGAAATTTCCAGTAATGTACTTGGGATCGTAGCTACTGAAGCCAGCAAAACTCTGTCCTAATCCACCTGGTCCTGATAATGCAAAGTTAACACCTTCTACAATGTCTGATATATTGCTTGTGACTGGAAAAGACATTAACGATCATCCTCTACTTCAGTAAACTGGAATGTAATAGCATTACACATCCATATTGTATTTGGTGTAGTAGTATCGTTTGTAAACTCTATACTATCTACACGATGTGCATTCTGATTTATCTGTACCCATGGATAGTCAGTATCTGTTGTTAGTGCTTGACTAACTTGGAACTGAGGTGTTTGCCCTACACTATTAGCACCTTCAATCTTAAACTTAACATTACCTATTAGTTCTGGATTTACAGTAGGATCTATCTCTACATTCTTGTCATTTAAGTTTACTATCTCTGGTAAGATACGATGTATTAGTATCTTACTACTGTAGTCTTTAACTAACTTTAAGTTATCTCGTCTAAATGTACTACTAATGGTTTGACTATCTACGAATGTATAACCTACATCCTTCTGTATAAGCTTCTCACCAAATGCACCTTTAGCGTAGACCATACCACGACTAGCTTTATTATAAACCCATTCAGCACCGTCATAAGACCATACAGGAGACTCACATGCGTATGTAGCTTTACTAACAAATCGTGGTGGGTTCCATACATCAAGGTCATAACGATAGCTGAGCATCTTGTTAGGTACTCCTCCTGCTGGCGCATTAGCATCAGGATAATAGATCTCTACTTGGTTCTTTTCTGTATTACATTCTACATACACACGATCAACATAAGCAGGATCTAACTCATTAAAGAACCAATGCTTAACACGCTGATTACCTATGCCTCTAAAACTATTGCCATCAAATACCCATATATCACGACTATCAATGCCATATACATTACTATCTGTATTAGCCCAACAGTTTGCTGTAAGCATACCTCTACCTTGATTAAACAACTTAATACCTAGAATAGGAGCATTAGTTGTAGTGTAATTTAGAGGACTGAGTACTACTGTATCCCAATAACTATTAAGGAATAGTTGTCCATTACTTGGCCATGCATCTAACACTTCTCCTCGTAGCGGTACTTCAACTTGGTTGGCTACGTTCAAGTTAGTAGGTTGCCATGTTAGTGGTGCTTGATTAAGACCAAATGCTTGACTCCATGCTATAGTGACAGGATATCTTTCTACAGTTGATAGACCAAAACTTGCTGATATGCCAGCTGATGTAGCTGTAGCATTCTGATTGATGGTCACACTAGTAGATGCAATAACACTTAGCACTGTGGATCCTGCTGGAATGCCAGTTCCTATTACATTAGCACCTACTAAATCTGATGTAGCAGAAATACAAGGTAAGACTGCACTGCCTGTATTTGTTGCTACTGTTAGAGTGCGTTGAGGTACTACTGTTAGATTACCTGCTACTAAGATATTACCTACGTTAGGTGTAGAGTATAGTCTTACAAATCCTGCTGTTAAACTTTGCCAATTGGGATTGTAGTTCCATGTATACGCTGCACTTACTGTACCTACACTTCCACCTGGATATGCTCCACCAGGTACTGCTGTGTATGTTATAGTTGTTGTAGTACTACTCACTACAGTAAAGATACCGTTAAAGAAGCTATTGACATCTTTGATTAGGATCTTATCACCAGCAGCAAAAGGTGCTACTACATACGGTGTTAAAGGTGCTGTAGTATCTATCGTAATAGTACATGTTCCAGTACCTACTGTAATATTATCTATTCCTTTAGGAGGTATGTTATTCTTGTATAAGACAAGCTTAGGTGCTCCAGCTTCATCAGGCCAAAAGAAAGGTGCATTTAGAGTATCGTTAAAGATAGGGATTGTACCATTCCACGAGTCTGTAATGTTGATTGATTGAGAGTATCCTGTTTTGATAAAGCCTGTTGCTGAGACTGGAGTTATGTTTAACCAGCCTGTGACGCCGTTATTAGCGTACCAATTACCTTCATCTGTAGCTACAATAAACCAGAATCTGTGAGCAGGATCATCTACACCAGCTACAGCATTACTATTGCGATAGCCTCCTGTCACATAGGTTGGGATGCCTGGTACTGTATCTAAGATTACTTCTTCTCCTAGAACAGAGCGTATACCTCGTACATCAGTCTCTACATTCTCTCCTACATTATATTCATTTTGACCTAACGCTCCTGACGGTACATCAGGTGTGAATGTCATCTTCTGTAGTGGTACTGTTAGTTCGCTGTAAGATTTCTTTATTGCCATATGAGTCTTCCTTAATAGTATATTTAATCGTTTGACTACGAGGCTTTATGAAATATACTGAAAGACAATCAAAGTTCCGTGCAGCTTACTCTACTCATTGGTGAGTATATTCTGTGGTGTTCAGGGTTGACGCATTGTACATTATTGCATATAGACTCTACAAACTTACCTCGTACATCTGCATTATGATATTGCATGTAAGAGAGACGACGAGCTTGAGTCATTTGTGCTTTACCATTCTTATATGCACCAAATAGAGCAGCATCTGTATGGTAAGCACCAATCCATAACCAACAACCAGTGTTTAACTCTGGTGTATACTTAGTAGAGAAGTTAGCATGACTCCAACTCCATTCTCCTACTGTAGTATCTATAGCTCGTTGTCTTGACATGATTATTTATCCTCTTGACCTGGTATTTTCTTGTGTATGTATGCTACTGCAAAACTACTGTAGTTAATAAGATCTCTGAAGCTATCTTCTAATGCTTCGTTTTGAGGAGCAGCACCACTTTCCATTAGAGATCTGATACGCAGCATTTTAGCGTGGCAGATATCATAGATGGATTGTAAGCCATGTGGATAGTAATCTATTTGCTTTACAGAAGATGCTGCATTTTGATAGTCATGAGCTTTTCTGCGTTGTAGTTCTATACAGTCTCGTAATACTGTACAACTGAAGTTTTCATGGTGTTCTGGTTTAATTTTAGATGTCATAATTTCAGGTATTGTTTGCATTGTAGTTTTCTATTAAGTGATAATGTCTTTCATAGACATGTAGGTTCTGTACTTGCCAGTAAAGAGTTCCTGGTTCTATATCTAGTTCTGCTGCTACTAGTTCTTGTACATGTTTTTGCCATGCGTAATCATTCTTATAGCCATATACAGCATCATTGCTTCGCATTTGGACTACTGAATGTAGTTGATTATTTCTGATGTAGTATGAAACTGCATTAGTACATATAAAGTCTTGCATACCTTCTACATTATAATCACGATGCATGGTAGGTCTATTGTAGATCATGATAGCACGGCGAGATAAAGGATTAGACTTTAATTCTTGTATTACCTTGCTATATTGACTACAGTTGTTGGGAGAGTAGATACACCAACCGTAGTTGGAGTTAATCATACCATTCTTACCTGAGATTTGTTTCCATATTGTAGGTGCATCTCCAGGAAAGTCATTAACGGTACGAGATTGAGAGTTATACCAAGAGATTTCTCGTTTGATATAATCTTGATCAGGTGTACCAAAGATAGCTGGTTCATCTGCAACGAAAGAGGCACCAAGTATTTCTACTGTAGCACCACTTTTACCAGCAGAATACGCTTTCTTAAATAGGTTTCGTATATCTGCTGTATGCATTACTCAAATAACTCGCTAAATCTTGGTAAGGGTTTAGTTGTTGTAGTACCCATTTGACTGGATAGCGATACACCTGGATCTGAATCTTCTTGTAGGAAGTCAGCATCAATGCCGTATCGTGTTAGTTGCTTAGACCACCAGTTAAATTGGTTCTTAGATAGATTAACACATTCACCATTAAACTTCCACCATTTAAATGGCTTTGTTGTATTGTTAATGACGAAGTCTAAGAAACGATTATCAGCTTCTGTTGTAGCTAAATGACGGAACATAGAGTCAATCTTATTAAAGATTTCTACTGGAGCCGCTTCATAATAATCAGTATCTTTACAGGTTTCTAGGTATTGGTTATTACATTCGAAGTGTAAGTCAATCATTTTAAGTGCTGATTCTAGTAGCTGTGCAGTTTGTGTACGGTTAAGTTTATGATAGTCATATTCTCGTAAGACTGCGTTGTCACTGCTATTTGTTCGTGGATTTGAGACATTCATTTTAAGTTTTCCTTTTAAGTGTTATAAATTTTAGACAACAAACCAACATTATCGTAATGATGAGGTGCTATCCATCCGTCTGGTTTTACCAAGTCAGGTAAATCACCAGCTTGAGGTCGTGTAGTCTTTACACCGACTTCTTTCTTCATGTTAGCTTCTAGTACTCGGTTCCATGCGAGAGCTGTATCAACTCCGTATAGTTGTAGAGTACCAATAGCAATAACACAAAGATCTACAAGAGCATCTACGGCATCATCAGCTGAGGTTGCATCTTGTAATTCTTGCAGTTCTTCTGCGAGAAAATCAATACGAAAGTTTAGGAATTTTCGTAGTTGTTCTGGAGTAAAATGGTCTAGTTTAATACCATAATGATTGTGCATGTTTGCCATGTCTGATTGTGATTTGTGCATTTCATTTCCTTACTTTGTTTTATTTATCTTATTATAATATAGTTTCCTATGTTTGTACATACAATTATGCAAATAATTGGGACAATATTGATTCAGGCTTTGCAGGAGAATTCAGTGTTTTATTAATGATGTCTTCATATACAACTGTAGCATCACAATGTTCACGCCAGAATTCATACATTTGTTCTCGCCATTCTTGTCTTAGAACTAAATCATTACTTAAAAGTTCCATAGTCTTCAGAGTTTCAGATGCTGTATCCATATCAATACTTAGAGTACCTGTATTTTTACATTGACTGATTGGTAGTCCTTGCTTTCTGTGTATTACATTATCACAAAAGTGTTTATGAAATAACGGTATAGCTCCACCAGCAAATGAATCTGTATGGCAATATTCAATGTTGTTGCCATAAATGTTTGTTTTGAAGTGCATAAGATCACTGCCAAATGTAGTTCTATTCATGCGTTGTAGCATTTCTGCATACTTATAAGGTGGATAAAGATAGGCACCTTTCATTCGTTGCTCATTACCATACACTGGATTTTTTGGTTGATCTGGTGGATCTATGTCTTTTTCATAACGGAAGAAGTTAACGACATCTCGTCTTGTTGTATCATCTTCAGCAACACGATTTAGAATACTCTTATAAGAGATGCTAGCTTCAAGACCTTCAAGCATAGTAATATAACCTGCAGGTTGAAAGTAATTGTTATGAAGGTCAATCATTAATTCAGGACCTTTCCATCCAGCAGCACGACCTACCCATCGTATAGTACGAGGAATCTGTTGTTCAACTGGTAGCCAATTTTCTTTTGTAAAGTTAAAGCCTACACCCATGCTGCATATTGGAGTTGTAATATTATTATCTTTAACCCAACCAGCAAATGGATTTTCTGTGCTATGACATAACAATACATCTAGTTCTTGACAGATTTCTTTAAGAGAAGCATTGCGTCTAATAGATTGTATTAGATGATCTACTTGAATAAGAGACTTTGGAACAGTAATCTGTTTAATCAACTGCAGAAAGTTATCAATGCACGGCTGTGGATGGTTTGTACTTGGTACAGAAAAGACAAGACATAGATCACTACGATTGATGCGATCTAACACATCACTTGTGGATATAAGGTTAGGGAACTTTCTACTTGCTTTACCTTGAGTCCAGTCGGCACCACGAAATGGTTGCCATTTAAAGTTCATACTTTCTGCACGACCCCATGTTTTGTCAATAGTAGCATATATATCTACATTATCTTCACCATATAATTTTTGTAGTTCAACTACATTTTTTGTAAGACCTACACCTTCTACACCGCGACCTAGCAATATGCTAATTTTCATGCGTCTTCTCCCATTAACCATTGAATGTGATCAGCAACTACATGCATACCCATTGGCTTAAACTTATTCTCATCATCCATTGCATCAAGTGCCCATTCGTATGTTTCAGGATCTAGAAGAGTTAGCATTGTTGCACCATTCTGCGCACACTCAATCATCCACTGCCGCGCTTCTTCTTCAGTAGCAAAGTCTCGTGATAAGTTAAGATTTACTGCACGATGTTTACGATATGCTGCTTGTCGTGCATCAGCGTAATCGCAGTATTTTAAGTATGCTTCATCAGCAAGTGGTGGATGTTCTGTTAATGGCCAATCAGTATGGTACTTGTCCATTTCTTCTGTAGTAGATTTTCGTAATCCTGATACGACCCATCCTCCTACCCATTCTTTACAATATTTTTTAGCTGCTATATTATGCATGTTATTTCCTTTAAAAAAGTGGTATACTTCCGGACATTCGGTATACCAGCGAACGAGAAAGAGGCAAAATGACCAAAAAAAGCCTCCGTCCTAAATTGTTATTCTGTGGTTTCTAAGTATTCTACTACATTAGCCATTACATCTGCACCAACTTCAGGAGTATTTACACGAGTTGCTGTGCCGTATTCAGCTAAAAGCTGTTCAAGTTTAAAAAGAAACTCAGCGCTATGTTCAGCTGAGACGAATGCTTGCAAACGGATGTTATGTTCTACATCGGTACCACGCGATCGTAATGTATGTATGATACTACGGTCAGGACGAGTGATGTTCTCAATGTCGTGTTCAGCAAAGAAACGATCTTCATCATCAACAGCTTTGATGCGTTCAACAAGTATTTGATTACGAACACGAGATTTCGTGACTGTAAACTTGGCAGATGGTAAACCATCAGAAGCTTTCATGTCCTTACCAACACTACGTAATTTAATTTTGAAATCCCAGAAAGCTTGTACTTCGGCTTCGTCTTCAATGAGTGGCCAGTACTCGTCTTGCAAGTCTAAGAACACTTGAGACTCAACTGCAATTGTGTGTGCAGATGGATGATTGGATGTGCGTACATATACTAACATATTAAGAACCACGTCTTTGAAAAGAAACTGTAAATGTATCGTTTTGAAAAGTGATACGCTTTTTGTGTTTGCTACGAACAGTAGAGATACGATTCATGAAGGGTACTAATGAGTCAAAGTAGACCTTCGGAATCGGTGGAGAGATTGCAACTTCACCAGGCTCTTGAGCTGATGCGATGCGAGTTTTGAGAATAGCTATATGAGCTTGTTCTCGTGTCATTGGTTTTGACATAATTTTCCTTTTAAGAGTTTAAGATATATACACTTTTTTATTGTGTAT